ATGTAATAGTGGCTTAAGAAATTACCGTAATGCCCCAAGGTCATTTTACTTAACTTTTGTCTGCCCAGCTTAATGTTGAGTTTTGCCAAATGTTTTTCATAGTCGCGACCCCATATGGCTTCAAATATTTCTACGTCGATCCCAATTTTGGCTGCTTGAGCTCTGCACTCAGATGATAGTTGCTCAGACAACTCGTGTCCCAACATGGTAATAATAACTGATTTCATTGGTGGGTTACCTCAACAATTTGTCTCATAATAATTTTATCTCCACAGTAGCACGTTTTTTACCGCCTGCATTAGACACAACATTTACCACTTCAAATCCATCCACACCAATAAAATTTGTTGCTGTGCCTTTGCATCTAATATCTAAAATAATTTTAGTATTTTCATGTGAATGTTTCTTCATCAACTCTATGTAAGTTTTTACAGGATAGTGATGCCCGCAACTCAACCAACTGGTAATGACGTCAAATTTAACATCTGCAGGTATGTTGATGTTGTTGGCATCAACAAGGTGATAGTTCTTTGTGCCCAAGTCCTGTAGCTTTGAATTTAAAAATTCAAATGTGTGATAAAACTTTAACTCACTAGAATCTGTATTCCAGTTGCCGTAACTGGCACTCTCGGGTTTGGTAGCGTTGGCACCAGAATCGCCATCCAGCAACCAAAGTTCAGTGCCGTACTTTTCATTGAACCATCTTGACTCCCAGGCAAACCCACAACCAATGTCTAGCAATCGTCCCACAGGCTGATTTAGGTATGCATCAACAGTTTCAAAATTTGCTCGACGTTTGGCTTGATACTTTTCAGTAGTCCATTTGCGAGCCCACTGTGCAGAATCTTCGGCACTCTTGTCGGGGTTATCGATCATGCTCACATCCATCCCATGATCCAATCATCTTTGACTTGATCCAGTCGTGTCATGCCCCAGCTTTGTAACAAATCAATTGCGGCATGTTGAGCATATTGATCACTGTAGGCTACATGTGGCTTTTGCTCCACTACCACAACAGGACGCCAGGTCTTGATTGTTTGTTCTGCACCTTGCAACACACGATACTCATAACCTTCACAATCTATTTTAATGTAATCTACATTGTCAATGTTTAGGTTATCAAGTTTTACCACAGTGACATCGCCTGACCCTATGGTATTGGGATCTAAATGACTGTGTCCTGTGTTGCCTTCTGTGATGATCATTGTGGCAACTGTGTCTTGATCGCCCAGTGCATACGGACTGATAAAAAGGCCAGGCCCAGACACATTTTTTTCTAGGCATTCTCTAAAGATAGCCACAGGCTCAAATGCAACAACTTTGGCAAAATTGTCCACTAGGTCTCGACTCCATAGTCCCACATTGGCTCCAACGTCTATTGCAGTTCTGCGACTTTGGCACAACTCAATACTGCGTTTGCGTACCGGTAATTGATATTCTGCTGGACCTCCTCGGTCAACACTTTTCTTCAGCATCTGTGGAAAGTGGGTATCAAAGTCGGGGAAGTGCCATCCATAATGTTCACGCATTGTTTGTCTCCTGTAGTATTCTTAGTGCAGTACCATCTGCTAGTTCTTGATTTGAAAATTGGCAGTACGCAAGATGCGACAACCATGCTTCAATAAAATCTCTATCGGGGTACCACGGTGATTCAATTTTAGATAAGTCTGTATTACTCACTGGCATTGCAGCATTGCATGGTGCCAGTACAAAGGCCGGTACACCTGCCATAATGCTTTCTGTAGCTGCTATTGAATTAAATGTAACCAAGGCATGCACATCACCTAGTGCTGATTCCATGTTGTTGGTCACACGAGTTTGTCGGTTGGGATCTCGTTGTCTTATTTCTATAGGACGATCTGTGTACTGCCTTATAGTATTTACTGTGGTTTGCAACCAATCGTCAAGATTGATATCATAAAAAATACACGGCTTTTCATCGGGGGCAGCAATTAGTATTTTGTGCCCGTTCTTTTTTGGAGGCACAGGTGTCATGCCCAGTTTGTGCCATCGATCAGGTGGTCGGGTGATTATTGTATTGTGCTGTAGATTGTTTGGAACAATTCTATGCCACACTTTATCACCGCGTGGATTTTTTACATACTTGTGATTGCCAAGATAACCTGAGTCCATGTACCAAAATGGTCTAGAGTCCGCCCAGCATTGCTTGATAATCTTGTGTTTCATGATGCCACGGATGACCAGGGGCGCATCACTATCTTCGTACTGCCATGTTTCTAGTTCAGTGGGCACAGCACCTGAACCTCGAGCAAACATTTCTATGTACTCGTCGGAGTTTTTCTTGTTGAGAAATATCCAGTTCATTGCCAGTATGCCTCGGTACGTTGAACTTTTAAATCACTAGCAGGACTGCGCCCTGTGGTTTTGCGCTTGCCTTTGAGATGATCCAAATATGCGCCCCAGTCTGAATTGATCAAGGGATGGCCTTCTCCGGTGATCAAATGACTTGACCAATCCAACTCGTTTAATTTTACTTTTTGTCGAACAGCATCAAAAACAAAACTATCGTGCCACTCAGCCAAGTCAAAGATACCTTCTACTGCGTGGTCATACATGTGTTGAAATTTTTGGAGAAATAATTGTACGGCAGGGCTATGCAAATTCATAGCGTACAGCCCGCACTCGCTAAACTTGCCACGTCTTCCCAAAAAGCACAAGTCCTTGTCGGACGGACAAAGTCTTGCCAAATCATCTGTAGAGATTGCACTATGGCATACTGTGTCCGCATCCATCCAAATCAACCAGTCAGTGTTGGTGTGTTTGGCACAATGGAAAATGCTGTAGACCTTGTGAGAAAAACGCACAGCGTCCCATTTGAATCCTTTGCCAGCATCCCGGCGTTGAGATCTAACGGGATCTGCACTGACATCTCCATTGGCTTGGGGCACACCTTGCCACTGTTGTTTAAATGCAGCAAGTTCTTTGACTATGGCAATGTCACGCACTACCAGATTGGGCGCTGTTTCTTGTACGCTACACCCTTCTGCATACACAACCAGATCCGTGGGCCATGTTTGCAAAAATGTTTGGATCATGCGCTGGCCGTACTTTGCGTAACCATCTGCGTTGAAAGTGGTAATTACAGTGTATTTCATCTCACGTACTTATGATCAATAACGTAGCCTATTTTCCTTCTCAATGTGCTCAAAACAGCCGGCCTGTAATGAGTGCAGTGCTGGATTGTTTACAAGCATCTGGCATTCAAACACAAGAAAATTCCATGACGTCTGATGCGGCTGTGATTTGGTCAGTGCTATGGGCAGGCCGAATGGCCCCAAACCAGGCAGTATACGAGCACTACAGATCACAAGGCAAACCGGTTATAATAATCGAAATAGGTGCGTTGTATCGCGGCAATACCTGGAAGATATCAGTAAACAATATCAATGCACATGGGTATTACGGACACCTGGATAATTTAGACTGGGATCGCCCGGCCAAACTAAAGATCAGTCTGGCCACACAATTCGGTTCAAAACCCAACATTATTATTGCTGCACAACATGACCGTAGTCTACAGGTTGCCGGAATTGACATGGCTGATTGGGTCAAAACCACCATTGGCATTCTTAGACACAACACGGATCGACCCATTACCATACGTCCACATCCACGCTGTAGACTAACACTAGATAATCTACCGCCAGGCGTGAGCATTGAGGCCCCACGAAAACTGGCCAACACCTACGACAGTTATGACATGCACTTTGATTGCCATGCTGTGGTAAATTACAATTCAGGACCGGGCATACAAGCAGCCATAGCAGGAGTGAGACCTGTTGTGGAATTGACCAGTTTGGCGTATCCGGTAGGGGTGGGATTTGCTGACATTGAACAACCTTATGAAAAAGATAGAGAACTGTGGCTCACACAAATTTGCCATACTGAATACACTGTGGAAGAACTACAAAGGGGAACATGGCTAAAAAGAATCAGACCCGCACTGACCAAATGACCGACTGCGCTTGTGTTATTCACGGAACTGGATACGACTGGATATATGTTGAGCGACTGTACAACATGTTGAACCGACGACTGAGCGGCGGCTGTAGAATGCACGTTTACACTGAACATGATAGATCAGTGCCTCCACACATGATCAAACATTGCTTGGAAGATTGGGCAGGTATCGGCGGTCCTAAAAAATCCTGGTGGTATAAAATGCAGTTGTTCAATCCCGAACACTACCAAGGCAATTTGCTGTATTTTGATTTGGACGTTGTGATCAACGGCGACGTCACTTGGATCACTCATCTTGACACAGAAAAGTTCTGGACCATAAAAGATTTTAGATATTTGCAACACCCTACCTTGTCGGGAATCAACAGCAGTATCATGTGGTGGAATATAGAACGTTATCAATATGTGTGGGAAAAATTCAAATCCGAAGATGTAAACAACACAGTAAAGCAGTACCACGGCGATCAAGACTATCTCAATGCTGCCATTGACTACAACAATCGCAGATACTTTGACGTCAACCGAATCAAAAGTTATCGCTGGCAAGTGGCTGATGGTGGATTTGACTTTCCCATGCGTGTGCCTCGATCGCCCGGTGCAGGTGCAGTGATTGACTCTGACACTTGTGTTATGGTGTTTCACGGCCACCCCAAGCCACACGAAGTTCGTGACCCTAAAATTGTACAACTTTGGGTTTAACTTTTTTGGTTGACCAATAATTCCCATTTTGCTATAATAATGACTTAGCAACAAGGAGCCGGTTATGGGTTACAAGGTCGTTGAAGTTGATGCCATGCGTGACAAATACGGAGCCCGTCCAGGACTGGAAGGTCCGTTCAACTTTTCTGGCCGAGTGTTATATTATGACCCCAAAGAGGGTGCCTATTATGACCCCCGTACTGACTTCTATGTGAGCAAGGACGAGATGGACGCTATCAACCAACAATTTTACGAAATCTTAAAAAGGTAATACTTTTGTTATACTTTGCTTATGGCATGAACACCAACTCACAAGGCATGGCCTGGCGATGCCCGGCGGCGGTGAGTCACGGTCGGGCGGTCTTGCTAGATCATATGTTTCGCTTTGCAGGGCCTGCTGATGTTGTAAAGTGCCCAGACAGCTATGTGGATGGTGTGCTATGGACTATCACGCCCGAGTGCCTTGAGGCACTAGACATGCTGGAAGGATTCCCGCACTACTACAATCGTCGTACTAAGAAAGTACTACATCAAGGTCGAACACTAAACGCCATAACGTATTTTATGCAACCAGGGCATCTTGACTCACCGCCGTCAGACAGGTACTTTAACATGGTGTTAGAGGGCTATGAGGAGCATGGCGTGCCCACAGAGCAGTTACACAATTCTGTGTACTTTAGTACTACCTTAGAACCCTACTGAACTGTAGGGTTTTCTGCTTGACCAATAAATCCCAATTTGCTATAATATACACATAAACAAACAGTAACCCGCATTTCAAAGGAGCCAACCATGAGTGCAATTCGCGTAGTAAAAGGTACATACCGCAACAAACCCGTCCGTAATCAAGAATTTGTTCTTGTGAGCGGTTTTCAAACTGGTGCAAAAGGTAACTATGTTACTGTGAAAAATAATGGCACCTTCCCTAACTGCCCCGATACGGTTCGTATCAGCGTTGACAACATTCGAGATATCGAGTATACTAACGGCATGACCACAGACAACACTGTACACTTTGAAAAACCCGCCCCTGTGGTTGAATCCGATGAGGATGCAATGACTCGTATTCGCGAGCGTTTTGAAATCCTTACTGAAATGACCAAGGCCACTGTGTCAGGTGACATCCGTGCCATGATTGTATCCGGCCCTCCTGGTGTTGGCAAGAGCTACGGTGTGGAGCAAGAGATCGACAAGGCCTGTTTGTTTGACAAGCTGGCTGGCAAGAGACTTCGCGCTGAGGTTGTGAAGGGCAGTGCCACTCCCATTGGCCTGTACCAAACTCTGTACAAGTATTCGGATTCCAACTGTGTGTTGGTGTTTGATGACTGCGACAGCATTTTGCTAGATGACGTTGCACTTAACCTGCTGAAGGGTGCTCTGGACTCAGGCAAGAAGCGCAAGATTAGTTGGCTCAGCGAAAGCTCTAGCCTACGCCGCGAAGGCATCCCTGACAGTTTTGAGTTCAAGGGTTCGGTAATTTTCATTACCAACTTGAAGTTTGATCAGATGAAGAGCCAGAAACTGCGCGACCACTTGGATGCATTGCAAAGCCGATGCCACTATCTGGACTTGACCTTGGACTCACAGCGCGACAAATTGTTGCGTATCAAGCAGATTGCCAAGGACGGTGTGTTGTTTGCAGACTATGAATTTGAAGAGGCTGTGCAAGATGACATCATTGACTTTATGTCGGTGAACAAGGATCGCTTGCGTGAATTGAGCCTGCGTATGGCGCTGAAGATTGCTGACTTGCGCAAGATGTCAGTGTTGAACTGGAAGCGTCTGGCAGAAACAACTTGCATGAAGAGTGCCTAAAATGAGTAAACTTATGTTGATAGTCGCCGGTATTGGGTTTTTTGTACTGCTGAGCTTTTTGCTTTCCTGGCCCGTGTATCTGTTATGGAACGGGTGCCTGGTTGATGCAGTGACCGTGGTCAAAGAGATCACTTGGTTGCAGGCCTGGGGCATTTCTTTATTGGCCGGTTTATTGTTCAAGTCCAACATTGGCAGCAAGGATTGATATGGACAGCGACAAGGCCTTTTTTGGAACCATACTTGCAATGATGGCCTTGTTGTTTGGACACCCTATTGCGGCAGTTATTATTTTTATGGTAGCAATTGTTTAAGGATTTAAAATGTTTGAAATTTGGGATGGTGATTTGTACTTGTATTCTGTAGACACAAAATACGAAGCCGATGAACAAGAAGAAGCTGGCTTTACTGTAAAGTCGTTGGAGTATTACGGTGCGTAATCTGGTAATTGCAAGATTGCAGGAACTTGCCGACAATGGTATCATTGTTGACAGCTACGGCGAAGCTCATGATGCCACAAAGCTAGATCAAATGTCCAACGAAGACTTGCTGATCTTGTTTGAAGAATTGATTGGATTTAACGGATAACCCCGCAGTGTGCGTAAGGGCAGTGCCAATAAGACCCTTTCGATAAACAGTTTTTCTCGGGCATTGGTTGGCTCCGGCCCGGGCTTTATGGCAGGTACCCTTAAAAAGGTACCTGTCTTTTTGACTTCTTGCGGCGGTAAGTATATACTGTTACAATGCCGCAACACCTGCTGATACATCTAAGCCAAGGCCTAGAACTGCAATTTCGAATACGACCGACCCCTCTCGCTGAGCTTTGGGTTGAGCGCATGCAAGCTCGCGGCAGTTATCCGTTGGATCATCCGGATAGATTTTACGGCTTTGGTACTCAATTGGAAGAGAGTACTCGTGCCAAAATCATGATCCAACAATGTATCAACACAATCAATCAACACACTCCTATCATCGAGCGTGAGTTTGATTGGAGCCAAGACTGTTTGAATTACTTGCACAATATATTTGAACGTTATCACGGCCTGTTGGATCAACAAACATCTGAATACTGGCAACAAGCACCTATTGCTGTGAAACAGGCACTGGCAGAATTGAACTTGGCAGTGCATAGATGCGAGACTGTTCTGCACGGTTCTCGGCCAAGATTTGTTTGCACTTGGTTTGGTATGCCTAAAATAAAAAAACTCGAGCCTGATCAACTTGCACAATGGGGAGAAACACAAATCAAGTTCGGGACTGTGTATCTCAACTACTGTGAAATTGGAAAAACAGTCGAGGATTTGGCACATGACAATGATGCATACATAAGTGAAGAAGCGTTCAAACCGTTTGGTCACTACAGTGCCGATTTTCAAGTGACATTTTTTGATCACGATTTACGACTTAAAGAACCAAGCATGCAACAATACATTGACTGCCATCGAGATTTTTTTCTTGCTCATGGCATCACAAGTGTGTATAATACAACAGCACAACCACTGCGTTTTCCTGTAGCAGATTTAGAATATGCAGGTGACACCAAAGAACTTATGCAAAAAATAGCACGCCAACAACGAGTACTTGAAGTAAACATACAATGAAACGATGCACTATACAAATTCGAGATGAAGTAAACATCAAACTAGAGGGCATCGATTTGGATGTACGCAAGGCTCTAGTCAATGCGTTCAAGTACGATGTGCCCTATGCAAGATACTTGCCAGCAGTAAGGCTAGGACGGTGGGACGGCAAAGTCAGTTACTTTCAATTGGGCGGCTCAACATATACCAATCTCCTGCCAGATATCATGCCCATTCTGGAACGCTACAATTACGATATTGAACTAGACGATCAAAGAGAATACTCAACTGTGTTTGAGTTTGCTCAAGTTACAGAACAAACGTTTGCACACAAGACCTGGCCCAAAGGGCATCCAGCAGAAGGGCAACCTATCCTGTTGCGTGACTATCAGGTGGAGATTGTGAACAACTTTTTGTCCAACCCACAGTGCATACAAGAAGTGGCCACAGGTGCAGGTAAAACAATCATGACAGCAGCCTTGAGTGCCTCAGTAGAGCCATATGGCAGGTCAATTGTGATTGTGCCCAACAAGAGCTTGGTCACGCAGACTGAAAAAGACTATGTGAATCTTGGCCTGGACGTGGGTGTTTACTTTGGCGACAGGAAAGAGCACGGGCGCACACATACCATCTGCACCTGGCAGAGTCTAAATGTACTGTTAAAGAATACCAAAGCAGGCATAGGAGAAGCTACCATCCAGGACTTTATTGAAGATGTGGTATGTGTGATGGTGGACGAAGTACACATGGCCAAGGCAGACGCACTCAAAACCCTGCTGACCAGCGTGATGGCAAGAGTGCCAATTCGCTGGGGACTGACTGGCACAGTGCCCAAAGAGAAATTCGAAAGCCAGGCATTATTGGTCAGCCTGGGGCCAGTGATCAGCAAGCTCAGTGCCAACGAACTACAACAGCAAGGTGTGTTGGCACAATGCCACGTGAACATTGTGCAATTGCAGGATCACGTTGAATACAAAGATTATCAAAGCGAGCTCAAATACCTGTTGGAAGAGTCGGGCAGGTTGGATGCCATGGCCGAACTCATACGCCATGTGAATGAAACAGGCAACACCCTAGTGTTGGTGGATCGCACTGAATGCGGCAGACAACTGGTTGAACGACTGGGCGAACGTGCTGTGTTTGTGTCAGGAGCAACCAAAGCAAAAGATAGGCAGGATGAATATGACGAAGTGGCTGAGGCAACAGACAAGATTATTGTGGCCACATATGGTGTGGCTGCTGTGGGCATTAACATACCTAGGATCTTTAACTTGGTTCTGGTGGAGCCTGGAAAGAGTTTTGTTAGGGTTATACAGAGCATTGGCCGGGGTATCCGCAAAGCGGAAGACAAAGACCATGTGCAAATTTGGGACTTGACTTCGACCTGTAAGTTTGCCAAGCGCCACTTGACCAAGCGAAAACAATTCTACAAGGAAGCCAACTATCCTTTCACCCAAGAAAAACTTGAGTGGATGAAGATAAAATAGTTGACTTTTCTACTAGATCTCTATATACTACAAACATGCGAATACTTACTCTAGACAATGCCACCTACGATTTAGATCATCTACCCGAAGAAGTAGATGATATGCGTTTTGCTATATTGGACAACTCAAATCCAGCAGACCCTGACTATCATTTTATACCACTGATCTTCTTAGAGAGCTTTAACGCTCCTGCTCTTGTGCTGCGCATTGGCGAGCACACTATAAAGATGCCCATGGACTGGCAGATTTTGATTGGCGAACCCGACGTTGGTGACTTGGAAGTGTTGCCACTAACATCAATAAACGATCGTGGATTCAAAGTGTTCCAATTCAATCCACTGACCAGTTTTCGCCCCAGTTTTCCTGATATCGAAATCTTAGATGTCTATCACGAAGTCAGTTGGTATGCACCCAAACTCAAGAACGGGCAACTGCTGGCAGTGCCCATCGGCGACGGTGCAGATCCTGACTGTGTGTATTTTGTCAAAGACGTCAGTCGCAACTGCGAGATAGTGGACTACAACAAGGCTTGGTAATGTTTAAAGAACCTGAACTCATTGGATTAATCAAACGCATGATTGCAATGTACCTAGTAAGCTACCCGGACGATAAAGAACAGCTAGAGCGTTTTCAACGTTGGGTATTGAAAGCCTGGGGATATGAAGATGGGCAGTCTTAAACCGGGCGCAACTCTAATTTACGAACGTGTGGGCAATGAAGTGTATGCTCGAGAGTCGGGTGCTGCTCCCGGCACACGCCAATTGGTTGGATACGATTATGATCCCATTACAGGACACAAAATACCTCACAAATGGGATTCAAGAACCTCAGACGGCAGATCCTTGCACGAACATCTTATGGAAGATAAAATGTGGGGCGAAATTCGTCGCGCGGCTCGAACCAATCCCACTTTACAAGATGAACTAGATCGTGTTATAATGATCTACAAACTGACCAAAACTAATGGATAAAATTTATTGCAAAGCACCTTGGACCAGCGTGAGTTACATGCCCGGCGGCAAATATTCTCCTTGTTGCGTCTGGGGAGGTGATCTGTTTGACAGTCGGGAAGAAATGACCGAAACAGTTGGTGGTGCATTTTTGCGGGGAGAAGTTCCTCGAGAATGTGCAAATCCTTGTTCTCCAACAGCCGAGGGCTGGCGAGGAATGTATAAAAATTATGTAACAGACTATAAAACACACAAGATACATTTTTTAGATTTTCGCAATAACAATCTTTGCAATTTAAAGTGTCGCAGTTGCGGTCCAAGATTCAGTACCAGTTGGTCAAGCGAAGCTGGTGTAGAAGACATAAGTCTATACAATCCAATTGATGTTGCAGACATGGATCTAAGTGAGTGCAAACAAATTTATTTTGCAGGCGGTGAGCCACTGCTGAACCCACAACATTACCAGGTGCTTGAAAAATTAATTGCCCAAGGCGCTGACCCTGCAATAATGTACAGCACCAACATGACTGTGTTGGGAGCCAAATCAAAACACGTAAAAGATCTATGGCCGTCATTTAGTTTTATTAATGTTCATGCAAGCATAGATGCTGTGGGCAAGTATGCAGGCATAGTGCGCAGTGGTAGTGACTGGAACACCGTGGAGTCTAATTTGCAATGGGTTCTTGCCCAAACAAACTGCAATATTAAAATTGCCACTGTGATCAGTGCTGTCAACATTTGGTGGTTGCCCGAGTTGCTGGAATACTTTGCATGGTTAACTCCAAATCAATTTGAACCAGTGTTGGCCGATGCGGATTCTATTATTGGACTAGGAAGTATCCCAGATCAATATCGTCCTGCCCTAATCAACATGCTAGAGCAGTCAAAATTTGCTCAACATATCAACATGCAAAGAGCAGTTGACGCTTTGCGCAATCAGCGTTATAATGAAACCAACTGGTATCGTTTCTTGGCTCAACAAATGATCCAGGACAATTATCGAAATGAAAAATGGTTTGACAATTTGCCGGTCAAACACAACATATACAAAGAGACTTTAAAAATTGGATAAACTAACAATTGCCAATGAAATGAAGATGTTTGACCGCAAGGTCAGATCATTCTACGACGACCTTACCGCAGAAGAGCGAAAAAAGTTTTCCAACTATCTCATGATACGCTGGGGATCAGCAGTGGAAGGCTCAAGAGAACTGCAAGAGTTTTATGTGATAGCCACCAACGAACGGCTGAACAAACATTTTTTTAACGTAAGCAAACATCCAAAACTGCAATGGCTTATGGCTACTTCTGTGAGCCCAGATTTAGGATCGCAACGTCATCCCTGGATTGCTCCTAAGAAAAAACAAGCTGGTGCAAGTGCCAAACGCAAAGCATTGACGGCAATGTACCCGCACTACAAAGACGATGAAATAGAAGTAATGATGCAAATCACAACACAAAAAGAAATTGACAGTTACTTGAAAGATTCTGGACAGGACAATAAAAAATGATTCAGCAGTTGATAGTCAATGGGTGCAGTTACAATGAGGTGTGGGCAGCGGGTCCCGGTCCCGAGCAACTGGCGTTGGACTTTGGTTTATCTAGCTATAAATCTATTGCGTTAGGCGGCAGCAACAACAGCAGAATATTAAGAACCACTATCAAGCACAGCTATCAAACTGATATTCCTTCTTTGTATTTGGTTGGGTTGACATTTATGAGTAGGTGGGAATTATCTATTGTGAAAACCAAAGAACAAGAAACATTCGAAGGCAGCTGGACGAATCCACAAAGTCAACAACATGCCGGTACCGAGTTTATATGGAACTGGACCGACGACGATACCGAAACTTATAAAAATCTCATGTTCAAAGCCTCGGCATTTGCTCGAGTGGATCAGCTTGAAGATCTCATGTACAGATGCATTTCTCTAGCGTCTGACCTACAACGGCGGGGGCATAAGATTATATTTTGGAACAACGCTGATCAATCGATTCCGGACGCAGTCAATGATTCAAGTCGGTTTAGTTTATTAAAAAACAATCCAGTATTTGTTGATGCGTTGTCTTGGGTTGCTATTCCTTGGCAACACACACAAGGTGCAAATGCTGTGTCTTATCCTCCTTCGGTGGGAGAACCGCCACCACTGCATTTACGACACATTCTTCCAAAAGATTACAAGTATCTTAACAGTTACTTGACACAGTGGATCAAAGATAATAAAATATTAACATGAGTTACGCCTGTCAGTACTGCAAGAAAGATTTTATAAAAGAAACCAGTCTGGCGGTGCATGTGTGCGAACAAAAAAAGCGTAGACAAGAGCGGGCGGAGCGTGGTGTAGAACTGGGCTTTCAGGCCTACATACGTTTCTATGAAATGAGCCAGGGCTCGGCCAAGCTCAAGACCTTCGACGACTTTGCCGACTCACCTTACTATCGTGCGTTTGTGAAGTTTGGACGTTACTGTGTGAGCACAAGAACCATCAACCCCAAGCAGTTTCTTGAGTGGTTGTTGAAGAACAACAAAAAGATTGATCGTTGGGCATCAGATCAACTGTACACAGAATATCTCATACAGCATTTGCCTGTGGAGAACGTGAATGACGCCCTGGCAAGAGCTGTGGAGTTTGGCATAGACTGGGCAGAAAAGAATTCAGCACAGCCACAGGACTGTTTGAGATACGGCAGTACTCCGGCCATGTGTTATGCAGTCACAACAGGCAGGATATCACCTTGGGTGATTTACAATTCAGAGTCGGGGCAACGGTTCTTGAGTGAACTCTCTCCTGATCAAATCAGCATGGTGTGGCCCTACATTGACAGTGATGTATGGCAGAAGAAGTTTCACAACTATCCTGCTGATCAAGAATACGCAAAAGACATATTGAGCAAGGCAGGATGGTAACATGATTGAAGGAATAATACCCGGTGTAGGACTAACAACAAGTGGCGACAGCTCTAGGCAGCCGTATATAAGTCCGGGCTCTCAGAGCGCCGGAATACTACGCTACAATACCAATTCAAGAATTATAGAAGTGTATGACGGTGTTGCCTGGCTGCCCTTGTCCAGCGGCCATGCTCACATAAGTCTTGACGGCCCAACCCAGGAAGCAGTCCAGTGGGTTCGTCGCCAAATGGAAAAAGAAAAACGTCTAGAAGAGTTGGCCAAACAGCATCCTGCTGTGGCCGATGCACTGGCCGCAGTGACGCATGCACAAGAACAGTTAGATATTGTTACAACCTTGGTGCAACGATGAGCGCAGACATTGATTATCCTTTGATTTACTGTAATGGCGATAGTTATAGTGCTGACTCCTATCATCCAACACTAAACAAAAAAACTTACTCGCACATAGTAGGCAAACATCTTAATGGATTTGTAATTAACAATTCAATATCTGGTAGTTGCAATCGTCGCATTATCAGAACTTCGGTACACGATTTAGTAAACGAAAGAAAATTAAACCCCGACCAACAAATAATTGCGTTAATTGGATTGTCATTTGAACTCAGGTCCGAGTTATGGAATGAAAACAAAAAAACATTCACTCCGGCTGAATCAAATTTTGAAAATTTTCAGTTTGCAGAAGAACATAACTGGCGAGATCTGTTATCTAAAGGTCTGGACATAGTGGTAAACAAGCAAAGATCTGATCAAGAATTCTTTAACAAAGTCAGTCAAGGTCGTGCATACTACTATAGTCCTTATGCAGAAAGAGCAAACTTGTTGTGTGATTTATTAATGTTTCAATCATTGATGCAACAGTTAAACATTAAGTTTTTGATATTCCAGTCACCGATGGCAGAAAAATTAGAATCTGAATACTTGATAGACTTTTTTAAGTCAAATCTTAATAGCAAAAACTTTTTAGATTTTGAAACTTTTGGATTTGTAAACTGGTGCAATCAACAAGGATTTGAACCGCTAGACTTCAAAGACCGTCCTGAAATTGGTCATTATGGTATTGATGCACATCAAGCATTTGCGGAGCAAATTTTAATACCACACTTGGAAAAATTATGAGTGCAGATATCGACATAGACTTTGCAGACCGTAGTCAGCTGCTGAAATTAATTCGGCACACTCCTGCACGGCAACTGCATCAAGGTCAAGTGCGCAGACACAATTCGGGCATTTACGTCACAGACATACCTCAAGACATACCCAATGGTTGTGCAGCTATAGACTATGAAGCAGCCGAACAGCGTGGATACTTCAAGATAGATCTGTTGAACATGAGTGTGTATCAGTTGATTCGCGATCCTGCACACTATGCTGAAATGTTGTCAGCGATACCGCCCTGGCAACGACTGTGGACAGATACTGCTTGGGCTAGCCAACTGGTGCATGTGGGCAATTACACAGACTTGATGACGTCAATGCAGCCAGATTCAATACCCAGGATGGCAGCGTTTATTTCAATTATTCGTCCGGGCAAAGCTCATTTGCAAAACCGCCCCTGGGCAGAAGTATTTGCCGAAGTGTGGAACGGGGATGACTCGCGTGGATACACATTTAAGAAAAGCCACGCAGTTTCCTACGCGGCCCTGGTATCGCTACATATGAATCTACTCAATCAAGACGTCTCACTAATGTGATGCTCTTTCGCTTGGTTTTCTTGCGAGCAATGTCCATCAAACTGCAAGCAGGACCGTGTAAAATTTCAAGATCTTTGTTGGAGAATGTGCGTAGTGTGGGCCGAAACTTGTCCCACTCACCTCGTAGGAATATGTTTATGGGTATGCTGCGATTGCTTTCCCACCACCAGGTAGCTGCCAATTCCAGGTATTCTAGCTTGGCGTCCTGAGTTAACACTGCACCAAAATCATAGATGGTTGTGACTGCATCGTCTTTGTTTTGTACCACACCCACATATTCTTCATTGGCGTACACGCACAGCGTTATAAACGGATATTTTACCGCTAGTTTTTGAAATATATCATTGCCCATTGGTTGTACTTATGGCCGATAAAAATTGGTTAAAAAAAGCATTGCCAAATCTTGGTAAATAACAGATGTATTCAACCACAGTATATCTTTATCAACAGATTATCAAAGTCTTGTTAGTTGACACCAGTGGTGGATATTTCACTTATAGGTACGATCCAGTGTATGCAAAACAATTAACTGTCAACAAAGGCGTAGACAATGTTCTACTGTTTGAATTTATCAATCAAGAGCAAAAACCTGTAAACATCACAGGCAGCACTTTTGTGTTTAGATTGATGAATCAAACCGGCGATCAACTGTTGGTTGAGAAACCCATGGTCACACTCAGTGCCACATTAGGCAGAGTAAAAGTGGTGCTGGACAATGAAGATACCATCAATATCACAGCCCAACCCGGCAGCTATAGCATACAGCGCACAGCAGGGGACTATGTGCAGGCTGCTTATGTGGACGCTAATTCAGGTGCTAGAGCAGACTGCAACATTGTGGATTCTGTGCTGCCTGCGTTTGTGCCCAGTGAAATGTTGACTATTCCCACAATCTACGGCAAGGCGCAACAACTGCAACCAGGACCCACAAACTATCCAGATTGGGCGCTGACTCCGCAACCAGTGAACACTACACAGTTAACAGAATTTTACTCTAGTCATATCCCAACCAGTGGACAAAGTTTAACCACTGTTAAAATGGACCTGGATCACTACACTGGCACAATCAAATTCCAAGCTGCGGAAACTTACGAATCAGTTTGGTATGATGTTACTGAAAGTTGGGAATTCTTTGACGAAACTTCCACACAGTATTTTAACATTGTGGGCTTTCACAACTTGATTCGAGCTGGATTCAACAACAGTCAAGGGTTTGGCGCATCAGCCACAGCCCAAGTAACTGACGGAGTGGTTACAGGTATCACTGTAAACAATTCTGGGCAGGGGTATGTGGCACCACCCAAAGTTCAGATTCTGGGCAATGGTTCGGGAGCAGAAGCCATTGTGACTAGTGTGGGCAATGGCTCTATCGGGGCTATTACTGTTACCAATGGTGGTTCAGGATATTTGCCCTTGCAGTATCAAGGTACCATAGCAGCCACAGTTTTAATCACCACCGGTTACATTACTAATCTCCAATATCGTTGATTTAGTGTAGCTGATCTGCTATACTGTATAGATGCTTGACATCCTAGCTTACCTGCCTACAAAAAGAAAACCCACACCGTCAGGTTGGTTGAGCTTCAATGCGGTTTGCTGTCAACACAACGGCAGCACACAGGACACAAGAGGCCGTGGCGGACTCAAAGCTACTGAAGCAGGATGGAGTTATCACTGTTTCAATTGTGCCTACACAGCTAGTTTTATTATGGGTCGTACCCTAAGTGTCAAAGCTCGTAGATTACTCGGCTGGATGGGTGTGCCAGATAACGAGATTGAAATGCTCAATCTTGAAAGTCTGCGCCATCGTAGCATACATGGCATATTGGAAGATCGTCAACAGGCTTGGAATCACTTGGCTGGCATTACATTTGAAGAACGAGACTTGCCGCCCTTTGCTGAATTACTAACACCCGAACACAAATCCTATTGGCACTATGTACAAGGCAGACGGGTGCCCAAAGACTTTCCTGTCATGGTGCAGATACAAAATGACGGGGTGCATTGGACACGCCCGCATGTGGTAATCCCATTCACATACGAAAACAAAATTGTAGGATACACCTGTAGATTTTTAGACAACAAACAACCCAAGTTTATCTCAGACAGTCAACCTGGCTATGTTTTTGGCACAGACTTACAACACAAGGACTGGACCAATGTCATAGTTACAGAAGGCATCTTTGATGCACTGAGCATTGGCGGCCTTGCGGTCATGCACAATACCATAAGTGATGCACAAGCCCGACTGATACGCAACCTGGGCCGAGACGTAACTGTGGTACCCGACCAAGACTCAGCAGGCTTGGAGCTGATAGATCGTGCCGTGGAACTGGGATGGGCGGTAAGTATACCAGACTGGCCCGAAGGCTGCAAAGATGTAAATGACGCTGTGATTGCGCTGGGACGTGTGGGAGCCTTGCTAACTATTATGGCTGCTAGAGAAACCAGCAAAATTAAAATTGAAATGAGGAAAAAGAATCTTGTCAAACGGTTACGATAAAAAAGTTCTGTTGTTTTATCCAGGTGCAAGCGGAAACTTTCTAGCCAGCTTCTTGGTCGTTGATGCTGCACGATTGCCTTCGTTCCGTGTAGATTACAAACAAGCACATGACCCAGGTGTGGTGGTTGCATCGGGGGGCGGCTCGTCAGTAGACGGGCGACTGCAAGACTTTGAATCTCCCAGCGCACTAGCTAGTATCCGGCATCAGATTGAGCATGGTAATAAACAAGTGATCCTAAGTCATTATCAGCGTGTGAGTGACTTGAGAGAATATACCAATTGTTGGATTAGAAAGATATATCCCAAGACCAACTTGATTGGTTGGATCAAGAACGTGCATTTTAAAAAGCAAGAACTTGAGTTTGTGGATTATGCACAGGTCTGTATGAGCACAAGGGTTGATCAAACAGTAATGTTTATACGTGGTTGGGTAGACGTATTCAAAGCAGACACAGATATACCTAATGATCTAGTAATAGACTTTGGTAACCTGTATAATATAGATTACCTAGCAACGCTGTTTGAACAAGCAAATGGTTTTGCTCCAGACACAACAAAAATCAACTGGGCCAAGAAATATATAGAACAACAGTTTGAGCCAATGGATTATATCAACAGCGCATCTATGACAGAGATTGCAGAACATGTCCGACCACAAGACTTTTTTGATCTTGCTGCCATACTGTTCATGTATGAGAACTACCACAACACAGTTGATAGAAATAGAAACTGGTCCATTGATGAACTGCCCAACAATGTAGATGATGCATTAAAGTTTCTATTAGATAATCAAAAGAATTACACAATATTTTATGCTTAAAGAATACGGACTTGATGTTCAGCGTTTATTTCTAGAAATGATGTTGGAGGACGCACAGAGCTATGTGCGTGTGCAAAACATCTACAACCCGCAGAACTTTGACAAGAGTTTGAGGCCAGCGGCTGAGTTTATCAAAGAACACTCAGACAAGCACAAGACCTTGCCGGACCGCACTCAAATCTCAGCCACTACTGGCGTTAAATTGACGGCTGTGCCAGACTTGAATGAAGGGCACTTTGACTGGTTCATGGGCGAGTTTGAAGCATTTACTCGTCGCCAGGAACTGGAGCGAGCTATTTTAAAAGCCGCAGACTTACTTGAAAAAGGCGAATATGATCCGGTTGAAAAACTCATCAAAGATGCAGTACAGATATCACTCACTAAGGACATGGGCACAGACTACTTTGCTGATCCTAAGGCTCGCATTGAGAAGTACTTCAACTCAGGTGGACAAGTCTCGACAGGTTGGCCGCAACTAGATAGACTGTTGTATGGCGGGTTCAGCCGAGGTGAACTCAACATCTTTGCCGGAGGATCAGGATCGGGCAAGAGCTTGGTCATGATGAACATTGCACTAAACTGGCTACAGCAAGGACTCTCGGGAGTTTATATCACACTTGAACTGTCGGAAGAGCTTACTAGTTTGAGAACAGATGCCATGTTAACCAACATGAGCACCAAGGACATTCGCAAAGATATAGACACCACAGAGCTCAAGGTCAAACTAGTGTCCAAGAAGTCGGGCAATTATCAAGTCAAAGGCCTGCCAGCACAAAGCAACATCAACGACATACGTGCATACTTGAAAGAGTATCAAATCCAAACAGGTAAACGTGTGGACTTTGTGATGATTGACTACTTGGACTTGCTGATGCCGGTGAGTGCCAAAGTCTCGCCCAACGACTTGTTTGTGAAAGACAAGTATGTGAGTGAAGAACTGCGTAACTTGGCCAAAGAGCTGGGTATCTTGATGGTAACTGCGTCACAGTTGAATAGATCAGCTGTGGAAGAGATTGAATTTGATCACTCACACATTTCGGGTGGTATTTCAAAGATTAACACAGCAGATAACGTGTTTGGTATCTTTACAAGTCGTGCTATGAAGGAACGTGGAAAGTATCAAATTCAGTGTATGAAGAGTCGTAGTTCTACAG